TCCTCGACTGCCTGCTCGAAGACTCCCTTGACCTCCGGGATGGAGTTGAGGAAGCCGTAAGCCCAGCCGTACTGAGCTGCCAGCTCTTCAGGAGACAGGCGAGGGGCGACGCCCATAGCGTCGCTGTCGCCGGGGACGCCAGGCCCACCGCCCTGAATGCCGGAGACTCGACGTCCACCCATGAACAGCTTGTTGTAGTAGCCGGAGCGGAGATCAGCGATCTCCACCGACTTGCCGGGACGAGGGGCGTGGATGAACTTACCGTTGCCCATGTACAGGCCGACGTGATCAGGTCCCTTGACACCCTTGTCGGTGTCGAAGAAGATCATGTCTCCGACCTGAAGCTCGTTCATGCCGACAGCCTTGCCCTCACCGATCTGGGTGAAGGTGGTGCGGCTGACATTGATACCGAAGTTCTTGTAGACCTGCTGGACAAGTCCGGAGCAGTCAACACCGCTGGACAGGGAGTTGCCTCCCCATACGTATGGAGTTCCAAGATACTTCTTGGCGAAGTTGATGATGTCTACTCCGGACACTGCCATTACTGCATCCCGCCAATCATGTCCATCATTGCGTCGAAGTAAGTAGTCGCCGCCTGATAGGCGCCGTACTCAGGCTTGGCCTTAGCCGTATCCATGCTCATCATCTGGCGAGCACCTTCCTTGACGCCACCAGTTGTGGTGCTCTCCTGTGACTGGAGAGTGTCACCCATATAGTTGGCCGTGGTCGTGGTGACCGTAGGGTTCTGACGCTCCATCGCATTGAGCGACTTCTGGAACGCGGAGACCTCAGCCTTGGTGGGATCCCTACCGAGCAGCTGCTGAGCTGCCGTATAGAAGATAGCCCGAGCATCTCCCTCAGTGCTGAGGTCGAAGCTCTTCGAGGTCTGCTTGACAGTGCGAGGCGTATTCATGTACGCCTCACGCTGCGCACGGTCCTTGGCCATGATGTCCCACGGAGTGACTGTTACGCCAGCTCCGTAGTAGTTCGCAGCCTGAGCAACGTAGTTGCCCCACAGGGATGCGAGCTGACCATCCTTCATGTTCTTTACGTCATAGCCAGCGAGGGATGCCTGAGTGAGGAACTTGTCCCTCGTGGCCTGATCCCAGCTGTAGAACTGACTGGTCGCTCCCGAAGAGGGGAGCGTGATCTGCGTACCAGGAGGAGGTCCGCCCTTGAGGGCGAACTTGCCGACGTTCTGTGGTGCTGTCGGGCCCCAGCCCATGAAGACTGGAGGATCCTTGGGCGAAGCCCCGGTCGTAGGACCGAGGGCTCCACTCGCCATGATCTCTTTGACTGCACCCTGGAAGTCCTGGGGTGCCTGTCCCGGCGACGGGCTAGGCTGTGGGGTATCCCGTAGGATTGGCACTCTGAACCTCCATCAGTGTCTTCATCGGCGCACCAGGCTGCTGGGTTGCCTTGTCTTCTCGACCAACCGCAGCCTGCTCAGCCTCTAGGTCGAATCCCATGTCGGTAGCGAAGTACCGACGGTGAACCCAGCCGAACTTGGTGTCAGCCTCAAGGAGCTTGAGGACTGTTCGGTCCCAAGAATCCTTCAAATCTGCGTTCTGCTGGGTGGTGATGTCGTCGGACCCACCCGCCTGCTTGCGGATGAGCAGCGCCTTCTTCATCTCCTTGCGGAAGTCGAGATAGGAGCGCAGGGTGTAGATGTCCGAACGTATGCCAACCGAGCCGTCCTCGTTGACTGCCTTGGCCCACAGTTCAGGGTCTTCGGCGATCTCGTGGAGCTTGCTGGCATTGCGATCGTACTTACCCTTGTCGAAGGAGTTCCACTCCTTCGCCCATGACTCATTGTAGAACTTGTTCTTCTGTCCACTTGGCATGGTCTCCTGCGTCAGCAGGAACAGGATCGCCTTCTTGCCCAGCTTGAGCTGTTCGGCGCCCGGATCGTCGTAAGACGAGAAGCCAGCCTTGAAGAGTTGAGCATCCATGCCGGTCATGGCAGAGTTGAACTGCTGCCACCCCTTGGCGGTCTCACCCTTCTCCCACGCTTCGCGAGGATCAAGCTGCTCACGCTGCATCTTACCGGAGCCAGCACCAGCACCGTGCGTCTTCTGATAGAAGTACGCACCCTGCGAGAACTCGCCGTCACCTTCGTCACCGACGATCAGCGCTGCATACTCAGGTCCGACCTTGTTGATCAGGTCCTGGTAGTAGGCGCTCATCTGCACGCCCTCAACGGTAGGCTTGACGCCAGTGTTGTTCTTGGACATGGAGCGAGAGAACATGTAGAACGAGTCACCGTACTTCTCGTAGAACTTCTCGTCCGCGCTGTCAGGATCAAGCTTCTGCATGCGGTCGAACTCGTCGCGGAAGTACTGGTATGGATCCTGCTGGTTCATGCTGAACGGTAGGGAGAACGCCATCGCGGTCCTGAACCAGGACCAGCGATCAGCCCTGTCCTCCAGCTCTTCCCATGTCGGCTCCGTGTCGCGAAGTCCGGTCTCGTACTTGTAGTGCTCGACCTGCATGGAGTAGAAGAGCGAACGCTGCTTCGTCTCCGAGTGGTCATCCATCGAGTCACCCATGCGCTTACCCGTGGTCGGATTGATGAAGTCCATCACGCTGTCCTGGGGACCGAATGGCAGTACGCCGAACTTCTTGGCCACATCCGCCAGATTCGGATTGTCCTGGGCGAAGTGGTTGGTAGCCATCTGAATGAACGGCCCTGCCCCAACGGGCAGGTAGCCGTCACCGTGGTTGAGCACGATGTTCAGGCTGGACATTGGAATGGTGAGAGATGCATCCTCATCGAGACCGAGAACGCTGTTCAGCTTCTTCCCCCCGAGATATTCGGGGATCTGGATCATGACCTTGCGCTCGCCGAACTTGGTGAGCTTCTTCTCCCCGGTGATAGGGTCTACGATGTGACCTGAGGCATCCACTGGATTTCCCTCGTTGTCAACAACGAGACCGGCTCGGGAGGGAGCCAGGTAGAATTGACCGATCCGTCCAAGAACCTGAGGCTTGTCGGAGATGATGCGAGCCCAACGGTTCCACGACTCCTGCTGAGCGCCGAAGAAGGCGCCCATGTGCTTCATGCCGTAGGCCATCTTGGTCTCATGGTCCATCGTGAACGTGAAGCTCTTGACGTCCTTGAGTGCAGCCTGGCGAGCGTTCGACTCAAGAGTCTTACGCATCGTCTCATCGATACGAGTCACGCCCTGCGCCTCAAGGCGCTTGACGGCGTCTGCGAGGTTGGCCTTGTACTGCTGACCGAACAGTGGGTGACGTAGTAGGTGAGTAGCGGGAAGCTGGTTGGAGAACTTGTACCAACCTTCGATGGAGCTATCCAGGAGCTGAGTGACTGGGTTGCGTCCCTCGGCGTAGGAATACATCTCCATCTGAACATCAGGTCGATTACGGGCAGGCAGAGTCTTCAGCATGTCGGGCGTCAGCTTACCTTCAGCCGCAGCCACTCGGGCTGCGTCCATACCGGAACCGGCGAGAGGGAGGATGTCATCGACGTACTTGATGACGTTCCGCGCTCGCTCGATGTCGGACAGGTGCTTGACCGGCATGACATCCTTGAACTTCTTACCGGCCGGAGACTGGAGCCACTTGACCACATCGGTCTCGTTGGCACCCAGGAGGACCAGGCGACCAAGCTCGGACTGACCGATCTGATCGTTGACCACACGATACCAAGCTTCGAGGTGCTTCTCCTCGCCGACCTTGCCGACGCTCACGTCCTGCCAGTTCTGGCGACGCATGCGCTTCAGGTACCAGTCGGAGCTGGAACCCATAAGGTTGGCGAAGTTACGCTGACCTGCCGTGAAGTCACGAAACATCTCGCCCTGCTTGCCAGCAAGGGGACCCTCGAATACCTGACGACCGATCTTCACGTCTCGCATCTGCGAGCCGAGGGCCGCCTTGTCACTCTGCTCTGCACGCATCAGCTTGAGCTTGGTGATCTCATCGGTGACGTCGTTCATGGCATCTTCGATAGCCTTGGCGTCGCCCTGCTTCATTCCCGCCCGAACTCGCAGCAGCTCGTTCCTGGCACTCGTCTGCATGCGAGTCAGGTCACCGAGTAGCTTGTCCTGGATCTGCATGTTGGCGCGAGCGGTGCTCACGCTGTTCTTCATGAACTTGCCTCGAACGAGGTCAGTCACGAAGGTGGCACTGCCTTCACCCACACGAGCGGCCATCGCCATCCCACCGAAGCGGGCAAGCTGACCGAGGAAGTCATCTGCCAGCGCTCGTGGACCATAGCCCAGACGAGCAAGCTGAGCGAACTTCCAGATCGTACCGAGATAGTCGGCAGTCTCATCGGTCTTGTACCAGAGCTTGCCATTCAGGTCCTTCAGCTTCTGGAAGCGCTCGCCCTGTGTGGCGATAGCGCGCTCCATCGTCTTGAAGTCCATGAGGATGTGGTTGTTCGCAAGCTGAGTATCGAACATCGGAGTCGGGACGATGCGTCCACCACCCGAGTCGATCTCCGCGATGCGGACAGTCAGGCCAGGGTTGTTCGGATCCTCCATGCGCCCGCCACCGTAGCTCTCAGTACGGCTGCCAGCGGCAGCCTGAGTACCACGACGACGCTCAAGGAAGTCTGTATACAGATGATCCGCGATGTCGCGGTCAATCTGTGTACCACCCTTGGCGTTGAAGTCATCGACCATCTTGCGGACAATCTCATTCTCCATCTTCTGGAGAACCTGACTGCGCTGGTTGGGAGTGGCCTTGATGTAGTCGGACACGAAGCGCTCGCGAATATCGCGAGGCATGCTCTTGTGCTCACGTAGTGCTGCGTCAAGCTCCTTGTAGGAGTTCTCCGCGTGAACGTCAAGGAAGTAGCTGGGCTTGATGTCGTTGTAGCTGCGGACAATCTTGATCGGCAGGATACCGCCGATGTTGGCCACAGTGTTGACCATGCCCTTGACGCCAACACCCATCGGAAGGGCCTTGACCTCGCCCGTGACGATGTCGGACTGGCGGGCCTTAATGGCCGCCGGGGTGGTGACCTGGTTGAAGTTCATGTTGTCGAGAGACTTGAACGCGTTCAGCTTGTCGCTGATGATTCCGCGTTCGCCCTCCATATTGGCGATGGCCTTCTCCTGCTGTCCGATCGCAGCCTTCACTCGCTGGCCGTATGGACTGGCCTGCTTGGCAGGCGAAAGTCCGGCAAGGTAAGTGTTGTGCTGAATCGTGCGAGCGGAGAGCGCCTTCAGCTGAGTCTCAAGAACCACGTTCTTCATCTGAAGCGAGACGTAGCCGCCGTTGTCACCCATCATGATGCGGAGGACGTCGGACACTTCGTCCGCATCCTTGGCCTGCTCAAGCAGGCGAGCCGCAACGTCACCGTTGGCGGACTGGTCGAAGGTCTTGAAGTCTCGACGAAGGATCAGAGCAGCATTGTCGGGGTTGTTCAGCTTGATGTCCATGACCGTGTCTACCATCTTCTGGTAGGTCGGCGTCTGAGACATCAGATTGAACGCCTCTTCAGGCTTGCCGCTGATGGCGCCAGCCTTTTCGATCTGCTCGGTGATGGGCTGAGTCTTGAGACCCTTGACCGCCGCGCCTCCGGTCTTCAGGCCGAGGACGAGCGGGTCGGCATACCAGGACAGGGCGAAGTCACCAGCACCGGTGACGAGCTGAGAGGCTCCACCGGACTGGAAGTACTCCTGCCACTTGGGCTTACCCTGCTTCTTGAAGTCATACTCACCACGAGCCATGGCCTTCTTGTCTTCGGCCATCTGGTTCGGGGAGATGCCACGCTCTCGAAGCTCCTTGTTGTTGAAGCCGAGCATCCAGATCGCCTGAGCGGGGGAGACGTAGTGCGCGTCGGACCACATGTCCTTCGCGTCCATCTCACCCCAGGTGTCCCACTCGTAGCCGGGCTGGACAACGCTGATCTGGTCCTCAATCTCCTTGCCGTAAACGGCACGGTGAGCGAAGAGGCCGAGAGTCGAAACGGCCGGAGAGATCGTCTGAGAGTAGAGCCAGTACAGACCAGACCCAAGAGCCTCGATAGGCTTCAGAATGGTGGGTGTGCCACCAAGCTTGGCCATCCGGTCAGAGCGCTCCTTTGCGAGCGCCTCAAGGTCAGGCTGCTGGCTCGCATCCTTTGGAGCTGCACCCTGCCAGTACTCGGCAAGGCGCTGCTGAACGACGGGAGGTAGATCGTCGAAGTTGTTGTGCCCTTCGAGGATGCTGTCAGATACGATCTGTAGATCGTTGTTGTTGGTGGCCACCGTTAGACTCCTAGCTCACTTGGCCCCTCGTATGCCGGAGGTAGGCCACTCTTCAGAAGGGCTGCGGCCATGTCATTGGCCTGCGCCCTGGAAAGTCCTGCACGTGCAATGTCGATGCCCATGGCGGGCTCACCGGGTAGCGAGAAGACCAGCGAGCCCATGTCGTTGAACCACTGACCACCGTATGTGTACTCAGGTTCGTTGGCCATTACTGCATCGCCTTGACCTCTCGGATACGATTACGCATAGCCCAGCTTGCACCGGGCTGATTCGCCATGAACTCCATGACTGGTAGATAGGGAACGAGAGCTTCAAGATCTATCTTCTGCTGATCAGGTAGACCGAGCGCTTCCATCCCCGGACCGGCGCCCATGGAGGCGCCTGCCGTTACCGGCACTCCCGCCTGCGCTGTCGGCTCACCAAGCCCAACAACTCGCTCCGCAGGATTGCCGAACATAGACGCAAAGTCCGGCGAGGACTGCGACATTGCGGCCCCGCCCTGCTGCTCCTGGTAAGCCTTCTGCTCACCATAGCCAGCATTCGGGAGAGACTGGTTAGCGTTCTCGACGGCCTTGTCAGTCCTCTGACTGAACTTCCCCGGCCCCGACACTGGTGTCCCCATGAGTGATCTCCTTGAACTCTCTGTCTACTTCAATCTGCCGACCATGCTCGATGAGCATGTCGGTTGCTGCGTCCAGTGTGCCAGCAGCAACTCGGAGTAGTCCGGTTGCTGAGCTTGCGAGAAGGACGAGGACGGACCACTTGTCGTGTCGCCTCGGCTTCAATTCAACGATCTCATCCTCGCCCATCATCGCTCCTTACTTCGCCATCGTGCCGCCGCCCCGAGTCATCGGGACGTTCGGCAGTAGGTCAGCTTCCCAGCCTCGTACACCATTCTCGACCTGCCCGTTGAAACGGGGCTCGCCGACCGGACCGGACTCCATAGGCTGCTGGAGGTGGACACCAAGAGTGCCGCCCTTCAGAGTCTCCCATGGACCGGAGCGCGGGTGGTTAGGAAATGTCAGACCACTCATACCTTCTCCTTAGATACCGCTCTGACGTTGAGTCCGAGCGCTCATTTGGGCTTCACCACTGCCGGATAGACCGGACAGTAGGCTCATGATGTCCATACCCTGGGGCTGCTGGTTTGCACCAGGTGAAGCACCAGGTCCTCCCGGCTGTCCTCCACCACTCATAAGGGCGGCCAGCGGGTCCATGGGTGCAGCCCCTGCGGGCTGCTCCTTCGGTTTGAACACCTTCAGCACAGCGTCAGCGATCGGCGTGCCCTTCTCGCGCTCCTTCATGAGCTTGCTGATCTTGGTGAGTGCGTCCACCGGATCAACCTGACCCTGCTGTGCCATCGGGAGGATCGCCTGCATGTAGGCCATCACACCCTGCTTGAGTGCATCGTTGAACTGCTCTGTATCGATCTGGACCTGGAGTTCGT